TTACTTCACTTAATGATCTACCCGTGGCAGCGCTTACGTTTAGTGCAGTCTCTAATGCATCTTGGCTTTTAGTGATTGAGCCCGTTGCAGTTAAGAGTTGCTGGAACGCTGGCCTTAACTCATCGTCAAGCACGCCATATAGTTTTTGTAAACTGCCTATGTACGCCTCTACTCCTGGCGCGGAGAATGCAAAGCCTGTGTTCTTTAACTGCACCTCAAGTGATTTAGCGGCCTTTTCATCGGCTGCAAAAGCATTCACAGCCTTTTTGCCAAAGGCAACTAATGCTGTCGTAGCAAAAACACGACTAAAAGTCCTGCCTAGTTTTTGTGCTTGCTTATCAAAGGCCGATATATCCTTCTGACCTTTTTTAAGAGCCTTACCGTTCCAGGTGGCCGCCGCTGCGACGAATATATTGGCCATTACGCAGCCTTTTTAATTGCTGTTTTGCGTGTGAACTCCACGGCTGTATTGTCTATCGCTTTTAATATAGCTTCATAAACTTTGGTGCTATCTTCGGCCCAAGCCTTGTAAACTAAACGACCCTGCATTTTTCTTCCACCACGGCCAAGTTGCCCAGGTACTCTTTTAGGCTTTGTAACTGGAACCAATTGTGCAATAAATTGTTGGCTGGCAAATGGATTGTTAGATTCATAATCTTCTAATGATTTACTTTTAGCAGATTTTCTTACATACGTGCCACTACCTTCATGCTTAAATGTAAATGGTGCTCGCCCTTGTGGGTTTAATCTTCCTGCGGTTTCATAAATAGAGCCGCCCCTGCTAACGTTGTAAACATATTGGCTTACTTGCCAGCCGTTTTTCAAAACTTTATTTTTGCCAGGATTATAACCAATACCTGCTTTAGCCACGCCGCTATCAAACTTGGGGAATGGTTTATCAACATTAGAAGATAATGGTTTAGACCATCCTGATAACACCTGGCTATTTGATGGCACATAACTTCTAGCTTTATCCGCAACCTGCCTCATCAACGGGTCTATTGCACTGCTAACTCTTATTCTCAGGTCTTCATCAATAAAACTTAAACCATTTATGACATCTTTAACGCCTACGACCTCGACTGGCATTTTTGATCTCCTTGGCTCTATCGCTTAGTACCTGCACGATTGCTCGCAGCATTTCTGGGTCCATGTTAATGAACTCATTAGGCGCAATCCCAAGTTCTACAGACAGGCTGGCTATCGTGTAGAGCGTGGAATCACGCTGAACTATTTTTTTTCTTCGTCTAATACCTCGACAGTTTCTAAGCTGTCTATAAACTCGGCACCAAATAAAGGAACAGTTATGTTAGCCCTACGCAAGCACTCGTGCGCCAAGAAGTAAATCTCGGTCTGCCTTTCGTGGTCGCGTAGGACTTTACTAATTCCTGCTTGATACTTTAACTCGAAAGCGTACTCAACACCTGGCGTTATTTTGTGTTCTGTGACTTCGCCATTAGCCCTTGTTATCTTTAGCTTTGCCATTATTGCTCCTTAGTTATGCTGTTACGTCGACTACTATAACTGAATTACATGTAAATGTAATGCTTTGAGTTGACATGTCGCCAACAGATCCGTTTAGGTCCTGTGTATTATTAACCAGTACTGTAGTTTGGTACTCAGGATTAGTAGCACTAATAACTGCTGAAGTGCGCTTAATTACTAGTGGCACTGTTGTACCCCATGCTGCTGCAAGTGTCGCAGTAACTGCGTTAGCACCTGACGCTGCTGTATCGTTAAGCAGTTCCAAAGTTATTGTTGATGCTTCCAGTCCCTTTGTAAATTTATGTGCGGAGTCACCCATTGCTGTGACTTCCAGTTCATCAAAGCTGCGGTTAATTGTAACGCCTGTAACTACGCCTGAAATATCGACGCTGTTAAGGGTAACAACCGCACCATTGCTTAGAAATACGGCCATTATTCTTCCTCTTCTTTCTTTAGAGCAGGTTTCTTAACCGCTGCTGGTGGTTCGGTAATCTGGCCGATTCTAGCCAGAAATCTAAGGTCTTCTTCGGTAAATCCTTTGTAGCTCATGTTAACTCCAATTCGTGAGGATTGATACAGTGATCTCAGAAACCAGAAGATCGCCACTTGCTGCGGCAATCATCGCTGGCGCTGAAATACTAGAGATGTTCATTTGGTAAGTAGCAGCAGCTAGTTTTGTAACTACTGCTAAAATATAATCTTCCATGCCAGCCAAGTTGCCCTGGTTATCTAGCGCTGGCTTTGTAATCAGCACTTTGAAGTTTGCTAATGGGTTTACGCTTATCTCATCGTTGTTAGACGGCACAATGTAAGGATCGCCAGGTGTAATAACAACGCTGTTGGCCAGCAATGTTGGTGGTGGAAAACTAAACACCGACCATACGCCAGCATTTGTTAAAGTAGTGGCCAGGGTTGATCTGAGGGTTGTTATTGCTGCTGGCATTAGCCCACCAGAGACGCTGGACTTGAATACGGCTGGATGAGACCACGCACTCTGTTAATCAGCTGATAACCCATCCGATAGGGGCTTGCACTGATCCCATCCATACCGACCCCACCAGTCTGGCTGACCTGTCTGGATTGCCAGACGTCAACTGCCACTATCATTGCGGCTTCTCTTATGGCTGGGGTTGTCGCGTAAGATTGGGTCTTATGGTCTGGACCTGTGGCTAGTCCGTAAGGTAATACTTTATGGAATACTTGATTAGCTGCTGTTTTGTTGTATTGCACAAATGAGTATCCGTTAGGATAATTAACTTGTCCGTAGTTGTACATAAATACTGGGATAAGGCTAGTAGTGCCGCTGGTTGGCGGTATTGTGCCTGTAATTGTGTGGGTGCCGTTAAATGTAGCACCGCAACCACTAACCACTATTGATTGGGTCGCTGCAAAGGCATTCGGGTTGGCAAGCATAATAGTTGCCACGTTATCTTGTAGTGCTGTGCCTACCACTGGAGCAGTATTAAACCAAAGATACTGATTGATCAGATCTTCTGAGGTTTGGCACACTTCCTCAACAGTTGCATCGGAGTAGAGGGAGCCAATTCCAAGGTTCGCCCTCAACTCGGCCATAGTCACATACGCGGCTGGCATCTCTACTCCTTTGCTAATAGCTCCCTGGGGCTAGGGCTACTAAACCCCAGAGATTATTTATTTAATCGGTTTTATCAGGTCTTCTTGTACTTTAAGATTCCGTTAGGCATCTTGGCAATTGTTGCCATGTAGCCATAGATCGCAACCTGTACTTGTAGGTTAGATACTACGTTTACAGACATGAATGCCTGTGGTGAGCGATATACGGTAAATGCTTCTGGCGCAAGGATCACAGCAGAATCATCGTCGAAGGTAGTTGCTGAGAAGTTTTTATCCACATACAAGTCTAAGCCGAGAACGTTGCCTCGGATAGATGTTGGATTTACCTGTCCAGCTGCGTTCATTGGTTGTAACGCATTAAATACTGGGCGCTTTGTTGTGTCTTGCGCACCGATCAACGCACCCCATTGTGCTGGGTTAGCGATGTAGTTTTGTGCAAAGTAACCTGTGTTTGAATAGATAGTACGTGCGCCTTCTGTAGTGAATGCGACAATACCATCAAGGTCCGCAGATGTGTTTGTACCGTTCATACCAGCTGCAAGTAAAGCAGTTAGTACAGTTGTATCAATTGTCTTTAGATATGCATACTCAAGTTGCTTTGTAAGTTCTGCATAAAAGTTTGGATCTGATCTCTCAAGCAGTTCCACACTCAGCGTATTCATGCCTGAGTACTTAGATACTGTGCCTGTTAAATAAGCGGTTTCCATTCCTGTATTTTGTACTGCGCCAGCTTCCGCTTCAACAGTTACAACTGGTGCCACTCCCGTTCCACCACCACTTGAGGTAACAAGTGAAGGCACATTGATTGTCATGCCCGATGCTGGAAGTGTGCCTTGTGAACAGGCATCAATTGCTGGTGTGCCGAAGCGTGTATTAGTTACAAACTCGCTTAGATATTGAGTTGGAGAAAATGCTGGGTTAGTTGAGAATGAATCATCGGCTGCAGCTATGTACAGTTTTGAATCATCGTTGCCTAAGGCAGCTTTAATTTTGTGCTCTGTGTACGAAGCCATTGATGTAATTGGCGAACGTACAGATGTTTGAATAAGTGGTGCTGTAATAACTGGGCGTGCGGCTTCTACTGTAGGAGTAGCAGCCTCTGCCTTTGCTTCTTGTGGCGCTGTTGCTAAATCTTCCACAGGAGCCTCGCTTTCTTTAGT